CAGATATATGACGCCCAACACTTTACAACGCAACGGCGCAAACGGACACACCAAGCGGTTGCCGCGTGGCGTGCTGTTGGGACCGGATGGCGAGCCGTTTATTGTCACCAACAGAATGGAGACCGCCCCGGGGTTGTTCTTCGGCGGCGGCGGTTCTGGTTATGGTCAATACGGAGCCAACGTTACTAAAAACTCGTTGGCTGGCTGGCTGTGGCGTGGCGGCGACGCCGACGCAGATATAGGCCTGAACATTCAGATTTTGCGCGAGCGCAGCCGCGACGCGTTCATGGGTGTCCCGCTGGCGGCGGGCGCAATCGAGTGCCTAGACACAAATGTCGTTGGCGAGGGGCTGTCCCCTGCTCCCGCCGTGGACGGCCAAGCGCTGGGACTCAGCCCCGAAGAGACAACCGCGCTCCGCAAGGAAATAGCCGAAAAATGGGAGTGGTGGGCCAGCAACCCGCGTGAGTGCGATTACGAGCAGAAGCATAGTTTTTACGTGCTGCAATCCACCGCATTTCAGTCGGCGCTTCTCTCGGGCGATTGTCCTGTCTTATTCCCGCTCAAGCCGCGTCCCGGTTGCGTGTTCGATTTGCGGTTGCGCGTCTTGGAAGCCGACCGTATCCGCGATCCGATAATGATCGACCCAAGGGTCAATATTTTCACCGGCATCGAGCTGGCTCCCGACGGCGAACTGTTGGCATATCACATCAGTGCCCGGCATCCGTTGTCGATCATTCCGCGCTTTTTCAACGTGCAGGACACGTACCAAACATTTCGCATCGAACCATTCGGGCCGCTCTCGGGCAGACGCAACATTGCTTTCATCATCCGGCCCGAGCGACCGGAGCAACGGCGCGGTGTGCCCATTCTGGCGGTGTGCCTCGAGTTACTCAAACAGCTTAGCCGCTACATCGACTCGACTGTGCTCGGCGCGGTCATCCAGAGTTATTTCACGGCATTCATAACCAGCGATTTTCCCGATCCAACTACCTTTCAGGACTTGCTCACGGACGAGCAAAAAGTCGAAATTCTCAATTTCAACCCTTATAATGTCCAGCTGGGTCCGGGCATAGTGAATTTCATGCGTCCCGGTCACGCGGTAAACTTTGCGAGCCCGACCCAGCCCCAAGCTACATTCGGAGATTTTACGATTGCTTGCGCCAAGTTTGTCGGCGCGGCTACGGGTGTCCCGTACGAAGTCATCCTCAAACAATACAACAGCAGCTACAGCGCAAGCCGTGCTGCTTTGCTGGACTTTTGGAAACGTGTGCGCAAATGGCGCGGCATCCTGATAGATTGCCTGTGCCAGCCAGCTTACGAGGAATGGATGGCAGACGCTATCGCGCTGAATCAATTCAAGTTGTTCAAGGGCAACTTCGACGATCCATACGTCCGGCGAGCCATGACGCGATGTATCTGGACCGGCGCGAGTGCCGGCACGTTGGACCCGGTAAAAGAAGTCGCAGCTTCCGATCAAAAAGTGCGCTGCGGCTTTAGCACCATCGAGCGCGAGAGCGCGGAACTCAACGGCAGCAACTACCGGGACAACATCAGCCAGCAATCCATCGAGCAACAAGAATTTACCGAAGCCGATTTGATATTTCCGCCGAACAGACCGCTGGCAGGTCAAGGCTCAGGCCTCACAGCCGCGCCAGCGCCGACGCCCGGTGCGCCCGCGCCGACACCGACGCCTAGCGCGCCACCGAAAGCCCGTGGCAGCCAGCGCATGGTACTGGCCAGTGGGTTAAGCGGGAGATTCGAACGATGAATCCGTGGACCGATTATTACCGTTTTACATGCACGGCTGACGACGAACCGGCTGTAGCTGAGCTTCTTATCTTCGATGCCATCGGTAATTGGGAAGAAATAGGCGAAGTAAGTGCCAAAGCCTTTGCGCGCGATCTTGCTGGGCTCCCCAACAGCGTCAAGCGCATCAATCTGCACATAAACAGTCCAGGCGGCAGCTTGTTCGACGCGAGCGCAATTTATTCGCGGCTGGCCGATCATCCCAGCAACAAACACGTTTACATCGACGGCTTGGCGGCAAGCGCGGCGTCTATCGTCGCTATGGTAGGTCACAAAATCTATATTCGCGCCAATGCCCAAATGATGATTCACGCGCCGGGTGGCGTTGCAATAGGTACCGCCGAGGATATGCGCCGGATGGCGAGCGCTTTGGATTCCATTAACGAGTCGATGATCAATGTTTATGCCAAGCGCACCGGCCAAACCCGCGACGCACTGCGCACGATGTTGGCCGCCGAAACATGGCTCAGCCCAGAAGCTGCGGTTGAAAAAGGCTTTGCCGACGAAGTGCGCGGGGTAGTCAAAGCCGCTGCAATGGTCGGGCCTAACCGAGCAATTTTTAATGGCGTGGAGTTCGATTTGCGCCATTGCCGCAATGTCCCTGCGTTTAACGCTCAGCACACCCAACAACCAACAACCGAAGGAATAACAGATATGCCTCAAGCTAACCCAGCCCCGCCACCGTCCGCGCCGGGTGCGCCACAAGCGCCCGCGCCTGGCACATCACAGCCGCATCCTGGCACGGAACAGCCGGCGCCACACAAGCCGACGCCGTCACCGCAATCGGAACCGGCGCCACCTAGACAGCCACCGCAATCGGAACCGGAAGAAGCCGAAAACGCCGTAGCGCGCGAACGACAACGGGTGGCGGCTCTCATGGAATTGGATCGGCCACATACACGCGGCATCGTTGCCGCGGCCATCAAGGACGGCAGGCAAGCCTCAGACATTATCGGAGAATTGATGCAGGCAATGGATAATGCCAGCCGAGTGGGCGACCGGCGCTCGGATGCCAGCGTCCTAGACGACATACCGGGCAGTGACGGTGGCGCTAACGGCGGCAACAGGGCGGAAGATTATGGCACGCGACTCACCGCCGCAGTTCAAGCACGAGTCAAGGCGCGTGGACAGCGGTCGCCACTGCACGGACACAACTGAAAAGCAAACAAACAACAAAAAGGAACCATAAAAATGAAATCGTTAGTTTCACGTGCCCGATGGGCGCTTGCTCAGCTCCTTGCGAGAGCAATCGTGACGTTTCATGGCATCGGCAAACCCGCTGGCATGGAAGTGTTCGACACAATCTCAGGAACAACATTCGCGCCGTGGCCACTCCTCAGCCACGACGACGATCCCGACTGGAAAGTAGTACGCTACCCGTACAACGGCGGCCCGGCGCTTAACACGATCAAACCCGGCTACCTGATCAAAGTCGGCGCTACCCGCGTCGATGTCGCTGGTGCCGTCGGTACCGACGATGCCGTGCTAGAGGGTATCGTGTTGGACGTGCCGGATCCAAACAATCCTAGCGATACCTCTGTCGGCGTTGCGTTCAGCGGCTCGTTCGACAAGAACACGGTCAAATACGCAGACGGCACACAACCGATCACTGCGGCAGGACTGGCGCGGCTGCGCGACATGGGCATCTTCCTCGACAACGCCGTAACAGGCGGCACATTCGCACCTTAACTCCAACCCACTACGAAAGGAAACATTAAGTTATGCCACTAAATCCCGCATACGAAACTAAAACGATGCTGGCACCCTTCAAACAGGGGCCGGTCGTCGGTACCTTTTTACGCGACACATTCTTCGGCGCGCGCGATTTTGCAGCGACGCCGGTTATCGAGTTCGATTTTCAACGTGGCCGCCGCAAGATGGCACCCTTTGTCGCGCCACTCATTGGCGGCAAACTCATGGAGCGTCAAGGCTTTGAGACTCGATTCTTCCGAGCGCCACGCATCGCGCCTGTGCGCGCGTTGCGCACTCCCGACCTGGAAGCACGGATGATGGGTGAAACTATTTATTCGCAACGCTCACCGGCAGATCGCGCCATCGAACTAATGGCTGAAGACGTTGTGTTTTGCGATGAAGCGATCAGTCGCCGCGAGGAATGGATGTGCCGCAACGTGCTTGTAAACGGCAAGATCACGGTCACCGCCGATACCGGCTACCAAATGGTGATCGACTTCACCGAAAGTAGCGCTGGCGCAGCCAACAACCACGATATCCCCGCCGTGAAATGGGATGTCGCCAGCGGCAGCGATCCATTGGCCGATTTGGAATTAAGCCGCCTCAACATGATTAAAGCCAGCGGTATCGCTCCCGACGTGGTGCTAATGGGAGCCAACGCGGCTAAGGTGTTCATCCGCAACCCGCAAGTAGCTGCGCTGCTCAACAAATTGCAGTACCAAATCGCCACAATCCAGCCAATCATCCAAAGCAATTCGGTTGTGCTGATCGGTAAAGTGCCGGGTATGCAAATCTACGAGTATGCCGAGTACTTCGAAGACGACACAGGGACAATCTTCCCGATGATACCCGACAACTTCGTTATGCTGTTGTCTACTACTACGCCGAACAAAATCATATACGGCGCATTCACGCAGCTTGAGGACGTGCTATCGAAACGATTTGTGACTTATCAATCCGACCGTATCCCGTACGTCTATGGCGACGAGGAAGACGGCCAGTTGTTTTACCGGCTCACAGCGTGCCCGCTGCCGATGCCCGCGGACATCCTTGGATTCCGCATTATCGAAGCATTGGCGTTAACCTTCCCAGCGATGGTTGAAGGCGATGCGGTGCTCAACAGCCTGACTGGCGAGATTGAGAGCATCGACCCCGAGGAAACGGCCCGTCTAAAACAAGAAGCAGCGGAGCGCGGCCCTGAAAACGTGGTCAAACCCAAGGAAAAGGACAAAGGCAAAAAAGGCGACGACGGCGATACTGAAGACAATGGCGAGGGCGGCGACGACGGCAATGGCGGGAAACTCGAAGACCACACAGTGGACGATTTGAGAGACATAGCTGCGGACGAGGGCATCGACATTACAGGCGCCCACTACAAAGCCGACATCATCAAGGCCATCAAGAAGGGGCGCAAAACCAACGAGTGAGGGAAGGTTATAGCGTTTTCGCAATAACCTCCGAGGCAGCATTATGAGCCTCCGTGAAATGTTCTTGCCGAACATTGACAGCATATTTATGCAAACGGACGAGTTCGCTACGGAGCGCGAGTTTCGCATTAGCGACGGTCAGGGAGGCTTCACTGTGTTCGTCGCGCCTGTGGTTTGGGATAAGGATGCCGTGCGCCAACAACCGCTTGTGACAATCCACGGCGTATTCATGGGCGACGTGCGTTGTTATATCGCTCACAAGTATCTCCCACGTGCACCGGTGGCAGGCGAGATCGTTTACTCGCCTGCCAACCAGCCGTGGGAAGTGCTCGACTGCACGGATGCCGAAGGCTTGTACGAGCTGTCGTTATCCGCTTCGCGATCCCAGCCAACACAGTACGGGCGGAATTAGGAATGGTCGAGATCACCATAGATTCTCGTGAGCTAGCGAAGCTGGACAAAGTGCTTGTCGGCATTAAAAACGGTGTGCCTAAAGTGCTGGTTCCAGCGATCAACCGGTCGTTGGACCGAGGCCGAACAACCGTCAGGCGGGAGATTCGCAAAGCATATCTCATCAAACAAAAAGACATCCCCATTAAAGTCATAGGCGCGAATCGCAACCGGCTGGGCGGCACAATCGTCATCAAAGATACCATGCTCGAATTGGGCAAGTTTTCCATCAGGCCGCGTGGCGTACAGAAACGTAAAAACAAACAACCGTTACGCGCTCAGGTGCGCGTGAACGGCGGCGGCATATTGCCCCACGCGTTCATGACTTCGTTTGGCGGCCCGTTTCAGCGCGTTGGGCCGGAACGATTGCCAATCCGAAAATTGCTTGCTATTGGTGCGGCTATTATGGCCAGCCAGCCTGCTGTCGGCCCGGCAGCCAGCAAAGCGATGGGCGATTCGATGGACAAACAAATAGATCACCAAATCAAACGGTTGCTTGCAACTGCCGGGAGGTAAAACGCCCATGATCCCACAGCCGATCACCAATCCCGATTTTGGGCTTCGTGTGCATACAGCATACGATCTGGAAAAAACCCTTGTGGCGTTTATCAAACAACTTTTCGACTTCCAACGAATGGATAACTCAGGAGTAAATTTTCTTCAGCCCGACACGGTGCCGTTCGATTACACCCAACGCGCACAAGGTCTGGAGGGCAAAGTGAAGCCGCAGGTGGTGCGTGGACGTGTCCCGCGCACCGTGGCAGGTCAGCTTGCCGTAGATCAATTGCCGGACGTGCCAGCTATTATCGTACAGGCGATCAGCGCCCGCGTGATCTTAGAGAAGTCGAGCACGCAAAAAACGGTGACGGTGCGCATATTGGTGAACAGTTACGACGAAAACCCCGACAGCCAAGGTTATCAGGATTGCCTCAACATGGTGGAAACGCTTGAAATTGCGTTGACCCAAATTGGGCTGGGAGTGCTAAACATGGCCTACCCGATCGAATTGCCGCTCGAATGGTCTATGATCGAGCACAACACGTTCCCGCATTTCATTGCGGAAATGACAACCACTTGGATCCTGCCCGCAGGCCGCGTCATGCCGGATGAAGACGTGTTCGGTATCGTGCCAGCCGAGCACATTCATTTGAACGTCGAGATGGATCCAAACCTGCAAATCTTCCCATGAGACACCAAATCACAGGGCAAGTCATTTACGTCGGGCCGCAATTGCCTCAACACGGCCTGAGTTACAGCACGATTTTTCGCAACGGTATTCACCGGAGCTTGTATGCAGTAATCGACGAATGCCCGGCGCTTGCCGGTTTATTCGTGCCCATTGCAGAGTTCGCAACTGTGCGCAAGGAATTAAATTTCGGTCTGGACCGTCAGATGCGCGGCATTAGCGGTCCCCACGTCGAGTTTTATCGGGCAGTCCAAGCGTGGGCTGCCGAAAAGAAAAAACCTCAGCAACCAACAACCGGAGTAAAATTACAACATGCCCAACTTAGGTCCATTTAAACATGGCGTCAGCTGGTCTGACGTTCCAACTTCAGTCATCGCGCCGGTAGCGGCTTATCCCGGCGTCAATGTGGTATTTGGCTCCGCCCCTATGCACATGAGCATCGGTGGGAAAAACGTCGTCAATAGTCCGCGTCAATACAACCGCTACGAGGATGCCGTAGCGGACCTCGGTTATTCGAGCGACTGGAACCGTTACGACATTTGCGAGCACATGGACGCGGCTTTCGTGGAGTTCGGAGTGTTTCCCGTCATTTACGTAGCGGTCAACGATCCGGAGGCCGGCGCCGTTATCGTGCCGCCAGAGGCGAAGCAATTAGTTAATGGGCAGGTTAACACCGGTCACGAATATATTGCATGGACCGTCGTGGTGAAGAACGCAGGCGGGAATGTTACTTACACGCAGGGCGTCGATTATCTCATTTCGTATGACTTCCAAAACAAGGCTGTCATAACGCGCATTGTTGGCGGAGCCATTAGTTCGCCCACGGCCAACCTGCTAATCGGCGGTAGCGTCGTGACAACACAAACGATCACCGCGGCAGACATCATCGGCGGTGTCGACGTGGCCACCGGCAAACGCACCGGCTTAGAGTGCATCGAAGAAGTGTTTCAAAAGACCGCGCTTGTGCCCGGCACCATTATCTGTCCCAAGTGGAGCAAGGACGCGTCGGTGGCGGCGGCAATGGAAGCGAAAGCCGAGAACATCAATGGCTGCTTCGCTTGTACCGCATTGATCGACGTGGATACATCGGCTGTCATGAATTTCCAAGACGTGAACGATTGGAAGAACACAAACAACATCGTTTTCCCGCGTCAGCAATGCTTGTTCGGCAAACCGGCGCTTTTAGGTTCGACTGTCGGCACGCCTGGTAGCGCGGTCGCAGTCGATAAAGTGTTCAATTTTGCCAGCCAACAAGGTCCGCTCATGCAATGGACCGACACCTACAAAGGCAACAATCTGCCGTATCATTCGCCGTCTAACAAGCCATTGCGCATGAACGCGTTGTTGACCGAGGACGGCTCGGAATTGCCCATGCAGTTGTTCGATGCCAATACCCTCAATAGCCAAGGCGTAGTGACTGCGCTCAATTTCGTAGGTGGTTGGCGCTCGTGGGGCAATCGGACTGCGGCTTATCCGAGCGATACCGACGTACACGACATGTTTATCTCGGTGCGTCGCATGTTCGATTACGTGGGCAACACTATCGTGCTCACAATGTGGCAAATGGTTGACGAACCGGGCAACCGTCGCTTGATCGACGCCATCGTCAATTCGCTGCAACTGTGGCTGGACGGCCTCAGCAACGATGCGCTGCTTGGCGGTCGCATCGAGTTCAGGCAGGACGAAAACCCAACTACGGAGATTCTAAACGGTCACTATGTTTTTCACGTTTACATCGCGGTGCCCACACCGGCTGAATGGCTGGACTTCAGACTGGAATATTACGTGCCATTTATTCAAAGCCTTTTCCCTGAGACGCAAACCGCCGCAGCTTAAAAATCACACCCAACACACCTGGAGGCTTGATCCATGCAAATCCCAACCCACGTCAGTAATTACTCAATCTTCAAGGACGGTCGCCGTTTGATCGGAATAGCTGACTGCACCCTCCCTAACCTCCAAAACACGACCGACGAACTGAAGGGGAGCGGAATATTCGGCACAATCGAGATGCCGGTGCAATCGCACTTTCAGACTATGAGCCTCACGCTTAATTGGCACGCCATAACCGATTTTTTCGTGCTCGCCACTATTCAAAATGGCGCACAACTGCACGCGTGGGTGGCTCAACAGACGCACGACAGTAGCACAGGCCTCATCGGTCACGAAGGATGGCGGTTCATCTTCGGCGTAGTGCCTAAAGCGTTCAACCTGGGCAAGCTGGACACTGGCACCAAAGGCGAAGCGGTCAGCGAGTACGAGGTGTTGAACTATCGGATCATGAAAGGCGATTCGCCGGTCGTCGAAGTGGACAAGCTCAACGCCATTTGTAGATGGTTCGACGGCGTGACACTCGAGGACACCGCGCGAGACATCAGACAATTTATTGGGTTGTAATTCTTTCGGGTTCGGGGCTAG